ACCCTGGCCATCACCGCCGCCCCGTCAATGTGGGCGGTCGCGGGCAGGCCAAATTGCGCCGCGCCTTTGATCGCATGGGCCGCCTCGGCTGCGGCGATCAGCAGCTTGGAGGGCATGCAGCCCGCGCGCGCGACAGCGGCAACACGATGCTGTCCAAGGAATTCCCCGGCGGCATTCTGGTGCTGACGGGCGCCAATAGTGCGGTCGGGCTGCGTTCCATGCCGGCGAGGTTTCTGTTTCTGGATGAGGTGGATGCCTATCCCGGCGATATCGAAGGCGAAGGCGATCCGATTGCTCTCGCCGAGGCCCGGGCGCGCACCTTCGGCTGGCGCAGGAAGGCGTTTCTGGTCTCAACGCCGACCATCGCCGGGCGCAGCAGGATTGAACGGGAATACGCGGCCTCCGACCAGCGGCGCTATTTCCTGCCCTGTCCGCAATGCGGCGCGATGCAATGGCTGAAATTCGAACGCCTGATTTGGGAAAAGGGCGATCCGCGCAGCGCGCGCTACCATTGCGAGGAATGCGACACGCCGATTGAGGAACACCACAAGACGGCGATGCTCGCCGCCGGCGAATGGCGGCCAACAGCGGCAGCGGAGAATCCGCACACGATCGGCTTTCATATCTCGGCGCTTTACTCTCCGGTCGGTTGGCTCTCCTGGGAACAAATCGCGCGTGATTGGGAGGCAGCGCAGGGCAAGGCCGAGGATCTCAAAACCTTCCGCAACACGGTGCTGGGCGAGACCTGGCAGGATCGTGGCGAGGCACCGGATTGGGAACGCCTGGTGGAACGGCGCGAGGATCTACGGCTTGGCGTTGTGGCGCAGGACGCGCTGGTGCTGACGGCTGGCGTGGATGTGCAAGATGATCGGCTGGAATGCGATATCTGGGCCTGGGCGGAGGGTTATTCCTCCTGGCTGGTTGATCACATTGTCATCGCGGGCAGCCCGCGCGAACGCGCGCCTTGGGATGCGCTGGCGGAATTACTGGCGCGGGATTGGCCGCGCGCGAATGGTGGCGCGATACGCATCGCCAAGGCCTGCGTTGATACGGGCGGGCGCGATACGGCGGCGGTCTATGGCCATCTGCGCCGGCTGCGCGACCCGCGCATTGCGCCGACCAAGGGGGTGGATGGGTGGAACAGGGCTCAGCCGGTACAGGGTCCGACACCTGTCGATGCGCTGGTGGATGGGCGAAAGCTGCGGCGCGGCTTGAAGCTTTGGACGGTATCGGTTTCGACCTGGAAGGTTGATCTCTATCGCCGGCTTTGGCTCGGGCGTGGCGAGGCCGCGGAATTCCCGCCCGGTTGGGTGCATTTGCCGCAGGGCATTGAGGTTGAGTGGGTCAAGCAGTTGGTGGCCGAGCAGCTGCACCAGGTGAAGGACCGACGCGGCTTTGTGCGACAGGAATGGGCGAAGCTGCGCGACCGCAATGAGGCGCTGGATTGCGCGGTACTGGCGCGCGCGGCGTTGTGGTTGCTGGGTGCGGATCGGTATGGCGAGCGGTTCTGGCTGAGGCTACGTGAGGATATCGCGAATGCGCCGGTGGAAATGCTGGAACATCCCCGGCCCGAGCCAGCGCCAAACCCTGATCCACCGCCGCTGATGCGTCGGCCTGGTTGGCTGGCGCCGCGTGGCGGTTGGCTGCGGTGATTACTTTCCGGAGGAAATCATGAGTAACGGGGAACTCCACGCGCGCGAGCGCGAGGATCTGGCGCTGCATGTCGAGCGTTGCGCCGAGCGCTACACAGCGGTGCGCGCGGAGATCTGTGGCCTGCGCAAGCAGACGCGTCGGATTGAGGGGGCGATTTGGGGCATCGTTGCCGTACTGATCGCGCTCGGCGCGGGTGGGGCGCAGATCCTGCCAATCCTGCGCGCCCTCGCGCGCGGCGCGGGCGGGTGATCTGCCTTGGACCCCGCAACCCTCGCCTGGGCATTGGCGCAACCCGTAGGAAGCCGCGCGGCCGTGCTGGCCTCCGCCTATACCGGCGGCGTCACACGCGTGACCTTCGAAGGCCGCACCGTCGAATACCGCAGCCTGGATGAATTGGGCCGCGCCATTGCCGCGCTTTACGGCGCGGAGAACGCCGCCGCGCGGCGGCCGGGCGTGACCCTGGCACAGTTTTCTCGTTCGGCGTGAAAAGCTTTGATGGGTTGTGCATTGCAAGAAGGTTTTGACCGGGACGACGCCTTAACTCGCGCCCATGGGAATTGAAATTGTACCCCAAGCGTGCTACATGGCTTCGCAAGGAGATTAGCCATGAGCAAAACCGCAATGATCCGTGCCCGCATGGAGCCGACCCTTAAGGTCGAAGCCGAGGCTGTGCTGGCTCAGGTTGGGCTAAGCCCAACCGAGGCGATCCGTTTGTTTTATCGTCAGGTTTCACTTCAGGGCGGTTTGCCCTTCGAGGTACGGATTCCGAATGCAGAGACACGCGCCGCAATCAAAGAGACCCGCACAAGCAAGAAACTCAAAACCTTCAAAAGCGCTTCTTCTCTCATGCGGACGGTTGATGCGTGAAGGCAGTAAAGGCAACCAACCGATTCCTGCGAGACCTGAAGCTCGCCAAAAAACGCGGTAAAGAGCTCGTCAAAATCGAGACCGTCATCGATACCATCTGCAACGGACAGCAATTAGCCCCGAAGCATCGCCCCCATCGCCTTCAAGGCGAGATGCGCGGATTGTGGGAATGCCATATTGAGCCAGACTGGCTTCTGATCTGGGATGATGCCGAAGACGCAATCATCCTTGTGCGTACGGGTACTCATACCGATCTGTTCGACTAGCGAGGCGTCAATTCTCGCCGCGCGTCAACGCCATGATTTCGTCTGTACTCATGCCTGAACTGCTACTGCCTCGCAGCACTGCGAAACGGTTATGCTGCCTTCCGGAAGCGCTTTCCTTATCAATCTTGCTGAGGTTGACGCGACCATCCTCGGCAAGCGTAAAAGCAACCTTGCTGCCTGGCTTAATGCCAAGCAGATCGCGGATCGCTTTTGGAATAGTCACCTGACCCTTGGCCGTGACTTTCATCGGCATTGCATTCCCCAGAAACGATCGCACCAGAACTGCCCCTTCCATAGCGTGCCGATGATCCGGCTATCCACAAAATTCATGGAAATCACCATGCATAAAACCCAACATTGGCAGCCCGCCACGCTGGCGGCAGCGCTTGGCGTGCCGGAGGAGGCCTTCCGTGCCTTTGCCCGGCTGCGCCAGATCGCCTGGGAGAAGGAACTCTCGCCCCCCGAAGCAGCAAGCCTCGCCCTCGCCTGGGTCGCAGCCGACCGCGCGGCCTCCCATGGCCCGATTGCCGAAGCGGCTGGCGCGCTGCTTGATGCCATGACCGAGGCCCCCGCCGCATGAAGCTCCACCTGCGCGCCGCATGGAATGCCCTCCGGGGTTACGCGGCCGCGCAGGAGAATCGTGCCTCAACCTGGTCGCCCTCTGGCGGCAGCGCGAATGGTGAGGTCGGTATGGCCTCAGCCAGTGTCGCAAGGCGCGCGCGCGACGCCGTGCGTAATGACCCCTACGCCGCGCGCATCGTCGATCTCTGGACCGGCAATGCGGTCGGTGCGGGCATCACGACACGCTGGCCTGAAACCGCGCATCGCAATGCCTGGCAGGCCTGGGCGGAGAGCACGGCCTGCGATGCGGAGGACAAGCTCGATCTCTATGGGCTGCAGGCGCTGGCCATGCGCGCGGTCGTTGAAAGCGGCGAATGCTTCATCCGGCTGTTGACCGTGCCGACATCGCCGCGGAACCCCATCGGCCTTAGCTTGCAGGTGCTGGAAAGCGATCACCTGGATACGGCGCGCAACGGCGTGGTGAATGGCGCGCCGACCATCCAGGGCATTGCGCTTGGGTCGGCGGGCGAGCCGATTGGCTATTGGCTTTTCCCAACCCATCCCGGCGCCTGGATGCTGCCGGGTGCGCGGCTGGCGAGCAATTTCATCCCGGCGCGCGATGTGCTGCATGTATTTCGCAAGCGCCGCCCTGGGCAATTACGCGATGTCTCCTGGCTCGCACCCGTGCTGCTGCGGCTGCGCGACCTGGGCGATTACGAGGCCGCGCTGCTAATGAAGGCCAAGATCGAGGCCTGCCTCGCTGCGGTGGTCACTGATGATGGTGAGGAAACCCTGACCAAACCAAGCGACGCCAATCCTGGCTTGTTGCGTGACGCGCAAGGCCGCGCGGTGGAAAGCTTTGAGCCTGGGATGATCCTCTATCGGCGTGGCCAGGGTGATGTAAGTGTGGTGAACCCCTCCGGCGGTGGATCGCATACCGCTTTTGCGCGACGCTCGCTTGAAGCTGCTGCTGTCGGTGCGGGCCTGACCTATGACCAGGTTTCCGGCGATTTGACCCAGGCGAATTACTCCAGCCTGCGCGCCGGCAAGATCGAATTCCGCCGGCTATGCGAACAGATGCAATACGGCATGCTGATCCCGATGCTGGTGCGGCCCATTGCCGAGCGCTTTCACGCGCAAGGCGCGCTGCTCGGCCTTTGGGCGGATGCCATGCCGAAGGGTGTCGCGCATGTGCCGCCAGCGCATGAGATGATCGACCCGCTCAAGGACACCACGGCTTTGATCGCCCAGGTGCGCGCGGGCTTTGTACCGCAGCCTGAGGCCGCCGGCGCCTTTGGCTATGATTTCCGCTCGGCGGTCGAGATGATCCGCGAAGCTAATGCAGCGCTCGATGCGGCGGGCATCTCGCTTGATACCGATCCGAGGCGCGTCGCCAAATCCGGTGGTGCGCAGGACGCGGCGCAAATGGCGGCGGTGGAAATCGCCGCGACCGGCGCAGCAGGGGCAGCAGCGCCAACGCCGCCAGACACCCAAACAGCATAGGGCTCACTATGACCGAAATCACCGACCCGGGCGGGAGCGATCCCGCGCCGGCTGATCCCGCTTTGCCTGATCGACTTCCCGCTGATGGGCAATCGATCACCGCCCGCCGCGCTATCACAGCGCCCGCCACCGTGGACCGTGCCGCACGCACGGTTGAGGTCGTCTGGTCCACCGGCGCGCGGGCGCGGAACTTCGTCCCGTCCCTCGGCGGCATCACCGAGGAATTGGACATGTCGCCCAATGCGGTGCGCATGGCGCAGCTCGGCTCTGGCAATGCGCCGGTGCTGAACACACACCGCAGCAGCGATGCACGCGATGTGCTGGGGCGTGTGATCGCCGCCCGCTTGGAAGGCGGGCGCGGTCATGCGCGGCTGCAATTCTCTGCGGCTGCCGATGTGGAACCACTCTGGCAGCGCATTGCCGATGGCACGCTGCGCGCCGTCAGCATTGGTTATCGCGTGCATCGCTATGACCAGCGCCCCGATCCGGTGAGCGGCGAGATGATCTACCGCGCCGTGGATTGGGAACCCTTTGAGATTTCGATCGTGCCCATCCCGGTGGATCGGGATGCGCAAGTGCGAGGCGCGGCGCCGCAGGGCGCGCCGTCCTTCGCCATTGAACCTGCCCTGGAGAATGAGGAACCATCCATGACTGAGACGACGCCGGAAACCCCGGCAGCCCCTCCGGCGCCGCCTGCCGCGTCGCCACCCGCAACCACCACGGTGGAGACGCCGCCTGATCTTGAGGCACTGCGCAGTGAGGCACAGCGCGCCGAGCGTGATCGTATCTCCGGCATTGATGGCGCGATTGACGCCGCCCGCGCCCTGGTCGGCGCGGAGACCGCCGCGCATATCCGGCGTGAGGCGGTGGAGCGCGGCTGGCATCCGGACCAAGCACGCCGTTCCTTGTTCGACGCCATGGTGAAAAGCGCTGCGCCTCCCGCTGTTCCCGCGCGACCGGAAACCGGGCCGGGGCATGACTCGCCCTCGGAAATCCTGGATGCCATGGCGGAAGCCTTGGCCGCGCGCAGCATGCCGGGCTACCAGCCGCAAGGTGCGGGGCGCCACGCTGAATTCATGGGCTGGCGGCCTTCTGACATGATCGGCGAATTGCTGAGGGTTCGCGGTGAACGCAATGTGCCGCGCAACCCGACACTGCTCGCCGAGCGTGCGTTTCACACGACCTCCGACTTTCCGCTGCTGCTTTCGGCTGCGGCGAACAAGATGCTGCTGGCCGCCTATCAGCCTGCGGCACCGAGCTATCGGCAGATCTTCCTTCGGCGCGATTTCCGCGACTTCAAGCCGCACCGGCATCTGCGCGTCGGGGATTTCCCGACGCTCATGCCGCTGATGGAGAATGGCGAAATCCAGGCCGGCACCATGTCGGAAAGCCAGGAAATCGTCCTGCTGCAAACCTTCGCGCGGCGCATTCGCGTCACGCGCCCGATGCTCGTGAATGATGACCTGGGGGCTTTCACGGATTTTGCCGCCGCCATTGGTCGGCGCGTGGCGGATTTTGAGAATGCCACCGCCTATGCGCTGCTCAACCAGGCCAATGGCGATGGCCCGACACTGACCAATGGCCCGGCTGCGGTATTTGGCACGGCCGCCGCGCGATTGAATAAGGCGGCGGCGGGCAGTGTTCTGGACATCAACAACCTTGCCAATGGCCGCGCTGCGATCCTGCGGCAAAAGACGCTGGATGGCCTGCCGATTTCCGTCGGCAATGCCATGAAGCTGCTGGTCGGCCCGAGCCTTGAATTGCCCGCGCGGCAATTGACGGTGAGTGTCGGCGCCACGCAGATCAGCAACGCCAATATCTATGCCGGCTTTGTGCAGCCTCTGGTCGAACCGCTGATCCCGAATAACCGCTGGTACCTGTTTGCCGATCCGCCGACCGCGCCGGTTTATGTCTATGGCTATCTGAACGGTGCCGAGGGACCGCAGGTTACCACCGGCCCGGTCCCGGGCGTGGATGGTGTCGAGGTCAGCGTGATCTTCGACTTCGGCGTCGGCGCCATTGATTGGCGCGGGGCCTGGTTCAATCCGGGCGTGTGATGGATCGCGGTACGCTTAATCTGGCGTATCGCTAAAGGGGTTTCGCACCGTGACCCCACGCCAGGTAAAGCCATCCTGCATGTCTTCGGAAAGCAGGAAGCGGCATCCAGCCTGCGCTGCGGCGGCAAGCATCACGGAATCCCAAAAGCTGAGGCGATGGGTGGTCACCAATTCCATCGCCTCGACAATCACATCCGGCGTTGTCTCGATCATCGCAAAACTATCCGACCAGCCAAGCAAGGCGCTGCGCACTTCGGCGGCCTCGCGCTTTGCCTTGCGCGTCAGCACAACAAATAATTCGCCCAGCGCCTGAACGGGAAGCATCACTTCATGCTCCCCGAATTCCTGCAATATCTTGAGTGCAGCATCCTTGCGCGCCTGGCCATTCACGCCTTCGGCATAGGCAAGGATATTGGTGTCGAGTGCGACGCGCATTTCAGCGCTCGTATAATTCGTCGCGGCTCCAGCGACCGATATCCTGAACGGGTTGCGCCACAAGGCGCGCCAGCAAAGCCTCGCGCGCGGATTTGCGGCCCGCTTCGGCAGCGCTGCAAGGCCCGATCTGGGCAACCTGCTCGCCGTGGGAAGTCACCACAAAACGCCGGCCTTCTTCGCGAACTTCGCGGAGCAGACGGGAAAAGGCGCGGTTTGCCTCGGCGGCTGAGATGAGCTGATCCATAGCACAAATATAGTGAATTGCACTACTTTCCGCAACTGCTTCTTCTTGGCACTTGGGGCGTCTCAATTACCGCCCTGAACGCCGGCAGGCTGCGGCCCGTTGCGTTCAATGAAATCCATCATGTCATCAAAGTCACTCTCGGCGGCGATGAGCAGCGATTGGCGCCGCGCTTCCTCAGCGAAACCAGGGGCGCGCGTATCCGGCACCCAAATCTCGATCGCACGCAGGCCGCTTGCACGCATTTCGGCGCGATGTGCGGCACGGCGCGAAGCATCAGCGGAATGGGCCATCGGGCACCTCCATCAACACCCTTTTCACCTAGCCCAACCAAAGGGCGGCTCCAACCGCGCCGCCCTTCACCATCAGGAGAATTTCGATGCGTAACTTCATCCAGCCGGGCAATAGCCTGGCGATTGCCGTGCCCTATGCGACAGGCGTTTCCGCCGGTCAGGGCGTCCTGGTCGGCGCGCTGTTCGGCGTCGCGGCCGTGGATGGCGTGCAGAACGCCATGATCGAGGCGCAGACCATGGGCGTGTTCGACCTCATCAAGGAACCGGCGCTGGCCATCGCCGCTGGTGTACGGGTGTTTTGGGACAATACCAATCGCCGCATTACCGCGACCGCCGCTGGCAATTTTCAGGTGGGCATCTCTACCCAGGCCGCGCTGGCTGCCGATGGCACAGTTCGCGTCTGGCTCAACCGCGTTCCCGCGGCGGGGGCGTGATCATGGTCAGTTTGCTGGCGCGCGATCACGAACGCATGCAAGGCGTGCATCCCCATCTGGTGCGCGTGGTGATCGAGGCACGCAAGGCCGCACCTTTCATCGTGCTGGAGGGGCTGCGGTCCCGCGAAAGGCAAGCCAAGCTGGTCGCGCTTGGTGCCTCGCGCACCATGAACAGCCGGCACCTGACGGGCCATGCCGTCGATCTCGGCTATTGGCTTGATGACGGGGACGCCGTGCCGGAGAATGGCGAAATCCGCTGGGATTGATGGGGTGGACGGCCCCCATTTTACGGCATCACGTGCCAAAGTGAGGGCGTCTTGGAATAACCCTACGGAACAGGAGCCGTCCGCCATGAACGTTACCACGATAGGCCTTGAT